GAAGTAGATGGTCTGCGTCTGGCCGCCCCACACGATGCGCGCGTTGTTGTTCGGGAAGGGCGTGACGTTAACGTTGGGGTAGGTCAGCGGGTCCGGGTTGCCCCAAGGCCCCTGCGGCCAGTTGGCGGCGACGGGCGCGGTGCGCTGCGGGCGCGGCGCGAGCCAGTCGTACAGCGGCTCGCCCAAGTCCTGCCCGAGTGCGAGCGACATGAAGCTGTTGAGGTTGTCGAGCCCTTCGTTCTGCTGCGCGGCCGTGGGCATCGCCCCGAGAGCCGTGATGTTGGCTTCGCGATAGGCCCGTGCGATGATGTTGGCGACCGGCGTTCCCACAGCCTACTCCAAAAGCTTCGCAAGCGCCTCTGTAGAGGCCCTTGGGTTGAACCGCAAGCCACGGGAGCGGAGTGCGGAGATTAGCTCCGCGCGGCCCATTGCGGCCTCTACGGCAGTCTCGGCGGGCGCAGGGGTGAGCGGAGCGGCGATCTCGACGACTGGCGCTGGCGTTCGGATATGCGCCTTGAGCATGTCCATTTTGGTCAGGGGGCGATTCATGGGCCTCTCGTGAAAACAGGCGCGGGGTGAGCCGCGCCTGTCTCTTAGCCGAACTTTGGGTCAAAAGCTAGGAGCCGCAGACCCGAGTTCCGAGGAAACCGTCGAGGACCGCTGCGCCGTACATGCAGTCCCAACGGTGAATGTGGTTGCCGGTGCTGATGTCCGACCCGCGCCAGTAGCGGACCGAAATGCCGGTGTCGGGATCGACAGCGTAGCTGGCGACGCCGGTGAACGGCATGTGCAGGCGGGCGCTGACCATCGAAATCGCGCGCTTGTGGAACGCGGACCGGACGGTCAGTTTGGTGCTCGCCGCACCGGCGAACTGGATGAAGGCGCCATTGGCCGGGATCGAGTCAACAGTCGCGAACGCGGTGTTCGTGTAGCTGTTACCGGTCGCGTCGTTGGTGCCCTGCACGATGAGTGGGGGCGAGATCGAGAGCACCGCCGTTGCCGGCGAGGAACCCGCGGTCACGTCCGCAAGGACCGTGAACTGCTGGAGATCGGGGAGCGCCTGCTGAGCGCGCCAATCCCAAGCGTAGACATTCGCGATCGTGAACACGTCGCCCTTCTTGAACGTCACGGCGTTGGCGTCGCCAGTGATGGTCAGGTTCTGCAACATGCCCGCCGTTCCGGCCGAGCCCTTCACGTCGCGATAGTTGACGTTCTGGTTCGCGCCGTTGATGACGGAGCCCGTGGACGAACCGTTGCCCTGCAACCGCGTGCCGGTCGTGAAGACCGGAAGCTGCTGCGAGGCGTACCAGTCGACCTCGGAGATGAGCGGGATTTTCACGCGCTCAAGAGCCGGGACGTTGATTGCCGGCGTGAAGGCCGACAGCAACGAACCGCGGATCATCTCACCGTCCTTGAACGACACGACGCCGCTGAGGTCGACGTTCGGGACGCCCTGCGCCATGAGGCGGGTGTGGCCGGCCATCGCCTCGGACGGGGAATTGATCCCCTTCGTCGGGTCGACAGCGTTCGCGGAACCGCCTGCGGACGGAGCCGCACCGGCGACCCACGACGGGAAGCCGAGCGTCTTGCCAGCGATGAACTTGTCAATGGAGTGCGCCAGCGTCGAAGCCGCGGACTTCATCGTCTCATTCTGCATCAGAGCGTTGAAGCTCTGAATGTACTCGATGTCGCCGACCTGAACGTGAACTTTGGAGTACTGGTCCACCGCGACGGGCGCAGTGCCGGTCACGAGGTCCTGCAACACGAGGTTCGCAGTGCCATCCTTGGCGTCGATGAAACGAGGCGGGCGCTTGACGTTGATCGTCAGGCCGTTCTCGTCGGTCACTTCGTCCTTGAACTGGCCGTCGACGAGACGACCGAAGACAAGCTGGTTTTTGAGCAGCAGGAGCATGACATTGGCATACTCCTGCGCGTTAAGAAATTGGTTGACGTTGGACACGGGCGTAGCCCCTCAGTGGTTAGTGTCTCGACGACGCCGCCAGCCTCTCGAAAGCTTTGAAGTCGGTCGTGTCGGGCGAGACTGGACTCGGGTTCCCGTTGCCTCGAACTCGCGTTGCAGGGACAGCGGGGGCTTGCGTCATTCTTGTGGCCGTGGGCGCGGAGCGCCCGCCTGCCGCTGCGGCCGATGACGCGGCCGGAGAGGCGAATGACGCCTCCATTTTCCCAAACCAAGCGGCCTGTTTGGCCGGTGACAGTTTCGCGAGAGCTTTGCTCTCGTCGGCGTGCGTGGCGAGATGATACAGGATTTCAGGTCCGGCATCGCTCTCAAGCGCAAGTTCGCCCACAGTCTGCGACAAATCCCAATCCGCAACGGTATCAAGCACCGTCTCTTGGAAGTCTGGATACTTGGCGACGGCCGCGGTCGTGAACTTGGCCTTGGTTGCGTCGAACGCAGCTTTGGCCTGCTGCTCGGCCTCGGTCCTGCGGGCGGACTCGCGGGCAGTCTTGTCGGCCTCGATCAGCTTCGTCGTTTCGTGACGAGCGAGGTCGGCAATGAACCGCGGGTCCAAGTCCCCGTATTGATACTTCGCCGGATCGGGAGCGGAAGCATCGCGGGCGGCAGGACTAGTGCCCTTCGCGGTCTCTGTCAAGGGCCGCCCTTCAAGACGACCTTCGAGGCGGGCCAGCCGCTCATTGAGCGCGGTCAGCGCGTCGCGCGCGGACTGAGCGTCGCGCTCGGCCGTGCGCTGCTTGCGCACCGCTTGATCGATGCGCTCTTGCGCGCTCTTGGCCTTGGGCTTCTCCGTAGGGGCCACAACGCCCTCGGTGCCCTCAGCGCCCTCCACGGGCTCCGTTGCCGCTGTTATGGCGGTCTTGCCATCCTGCGCGCCCTTGAGCGCGCCATCCTCGAATGAAGCGCCCTTGAAGGCGCTGATCTGCTGCTCTAGGGTCGGCGTCTTACCTTGCAAGCCCCGGTTGCCGTCGTCCGTAGCGGTGACGGTCGCGTTTTCAACTTCGGCCAAGTCCGTTCTCCCTTAAACCCCGTGCGCCAAGCGCAGGGCGTCAAGCCTGTCCTGATAGTCCGTGTGCGCGGCCTCGGAGGCGGCGCGCGACGACTCTATCGCGAGTTTTTGCGGCTGGTTAGCCGCTTCGGCGGCGAAATTACGCGCCCTTGCGGAATTTAGCAAGGCCTCGCTTTGGGTCTTGAGGTAGTTCGCAACCGCTATCGACTTAGCGGCCTGCGCCTGATCCTGCTGCGACGCTGCGGCGGCCTGTGCGTTGGCCTGCTGCGCGGGCGTCATCTCTTCCGGGCCGAGGATGCCCGGCGGCATGGCGTTCTTGAGTCGCGTCGCGATCTTATCGGCCTGCGGCCAATCCTGCGCCTCGACGATGAGGTCGGCGGCGAGCGATAGAATTTGCGGCATCGACTGAGACATGCCGAGGATGCTGGCGGCCTGCTCGATGCGCTTGGTCGCGTAGCTCGGCCCGACGCCGCACGTCACGTCGTACTTACCGACCGTAATGTCGATCGACTTCGGGTCGTTGAAGTCGTTGATCGCCTGCTGGTAGACCACGCCATCCTGACCCATGACCTTGATTACGCGCGGCGTGTCGTAGACGAGAGGGATGAGTTCGTTGACCACACGTCCGGCCGACTCCTGCGCCTTGGCGAGGTTGTCGTGATAGATGATCGTGCCGGTGTCGCTCACGCGCTGACGCGCCATGATCGCGACTTGCGACACTTCGTTCGACGGCATCCCGAGATTCGCCTCGTGGATATTCGACACGTCCTTGATGTCCTGCGAAGTCATCTCCGCTTGACCCATCAGACTGTCTTCCATCTGAGCGGGCATGACACGAACGGGAGCTTCGCCAGCCGAGCCGTTCCAGATGAGCAGCGGGTCGTCGGAAATGTGCGACGTGCGCCACTGTTCCTCACGGCCGACGACGGCTTCCTGTTTCGCGGTCCACACCGCGCGCGGCGTCTGCATGAGTTTTTCGGCGACGACCGAGCGCCAGAAGTTATGAAGCTTCTGCGGGTCCTTAAGGAACCGGATCAGGCCCCAGCGGTGACGCCATTCGCCGACTCGCATCTCCCAGCCCGGCACGCGAAAGATCGGAGTGCGAGAGATCGGCAGGTTGTAAGGCCCGCTGAGAATCTGAGTGCCCGAGCAGATGTACATCTGCGCGTATTTCTTCATCGTCTCGCGGATGATCGGCGAGCCGTCTGGCCACTGCGATATTTGCAGCATCTTCATCGGGTCTTCGACATCGGTTACGTCGACCGTAGAGCCGTTGACCAACTGTGCGATCATGCGCTTGTGCTTGCGCATGCGCCAGTACTCGACGACTCGCACGTCGTTCGCACTGATCCAGCCTGTCATGCGGAGATCGCCACGCATATTGTAGTCCATAGGCGGATCGCTTGGGCGAGCCCACGGCCAACTCTGGTAAAAATCTTGGAGGCTGAGAAGATCGACGAGGAAGCAGCGCGTGGCGTCCGCGCCGGTGGGGTCGGTGAGGTTGCGGTCCCAAACCACGGACAGATGATCCATGATCGGGTTGAACTTGATGTCCTGCTCGCCGCGCGCGCTGTCCTCGGCATATTCGAGATCGACCTTGAAGTTGCCGATGCCGCACGTCACGGAGCCCGCGAGCGAAGTGTCATAAGCCAGTTCGGCGTTCGAGACCTTCTGGATATTTCGGATCAGCCCCTCGCGAACCTGCGCGACGCCGACCTGCCCGCCGGTGTCGGCGGCGATCTTGATGTCTGTTTCGTTGAGGCGACGCGAACCGAGAATTTGGGCGACGAAGGCCGGTAGCCGATTGATTGTCATGACCGGCTTCTTCTGCGCCTGCCGGCGGGCCACAACGTTGTCATCCCACTGCTGACCGACGAAGAACTGTAGGTCTTCGAGCGCCGCGTCGCGGTTGAGTCGGTCCGCCCCCACGTCGTCGGCGAACATCGCCCTCATTTCCATCAAAAATTCGGCTTCGTTCTCGTAGCCTTCCGGCACGTCGAACTTCGGGGCCTCGGCGTTTGGATCGCCCGAGGTCCTGCCGTAGATTTGATACTTGCTCGCCATGTCAGCCCATCCAACTGTCAGGACTCACAGCCGCCTCGTAGTAGACGTTTTCGCCCCTGCGAGCGGGCTTCAACTCCCCGTAGACCGCCTTGGGGGCGGGTTCGGACCACGTTGGAATATATTCAAGCGAGGCGAATGTCAAAACCACCGCGTCCGACAGGTCGGTCGACCGCACGCCGCGGTTCGCCATGTCCTTTTTGGCTTCGAGGTAAAAATCATTATTTAGCTGTGGTTTCTCGCGCGGCGCTGTGACATCGGCTTCGAGCGCGTCGTCGTCGGGGATGCTCGCCCCCTCGGGCAGCCCAAGCCAGTCCCGGAGCCTCTGATACATCTCCGCCCGCCGGTTCGCCGGGCCGGGCATGTTGGGGTAGGCCAGCTTGAACTCGCTCTTGGCCCCGAAGTTGACCGCGCGCACGCACTCGGTGAAGCGCGGGCCGGAGGCTTGCAGCATCGTGATTAGGTCGACGCCGATGTTGCCGGCGTCGATGTAGACTCGCGCCGGCTGGTCGCGCTCGATGATCGACTTGACCCACGCGAACGATTCCAGAATATCGATCTTCGTGCGGTGCTCTAGCTTCTCGACGACCATGCCGCGACGCCACGCTATCGCGAATCTGTCCCCGCCACCGCTCGCCGGGTCGATGCCGATCACGAGAGGACCTGTGCCACGGTCGCGTCGGTTCTTTCGGGCGCGCAGCACGAGCCCCGGTTGAATGAAGCGGCGGTCGTCGCTCGCTGACGACCACGCTTCCTGAATCGAAGCTGGGTACTCGCGACGGAACAGCGCGGGGTCGCGAAGTTCGCGCAGCTTCATGCGACGCCACGCCATCTGCGGCGCGGTCAGTCCGTAGACCGAGGCGTACTCCGCTTCCGAAATTTCGCCCTCAAGTTGCGCGTCGTCCAGTTGAAAGTCGTCGCCGGTCGGCTGCTGATACTCGGGGCTGAGATACCACGGGATGAACACGGCCATGTAGCCATCGCCGCGCTCGGCGATCGCGTCGTTGAACCGTTCGTAGAACTCGCCGCTCGGCCCGGCCGAAGTGCTCTCAAGCATGACCTCAGTGTTGTCGGCGTGAGGAACCGCCTGCACGGACGCGGAGAAGTGGTCTTTGGCGTTCTGCCAGAACGCGACTTCGGAGCCGTGAAACAGCGTGATCGCCTTGCCACGTCCGACGCCGCGCGCGCCAGCCGTCGCAACCACGTAGGAAGATTCGAGCTTGTCGAACTCAAGCTCGCGGGTATTCTGCACGCCGATATGAGGCGCGAGCGGATTCGACTTGTGATAGCGATCCACCATCCCGAACAGGGTGTCGGACGACGACTGCTCGTGCGACAGGATGAAAACATTGACGCCTCGGTTGAGAGACGCGCGTTGGTAGTAGCGCGCGGCGATGTAGGTCGAGAGCCCCTGCTGACGCCCCTTGAGGAACAACGCGCGCACGCGCCCTGTCGTCGCGCGCTGCGTCTCGACTCGCATGTGCGCATACTTCTGCGCCGAGTTGAGTTCGAGCTTGACGAACTGTCCGGCCTTCGTGCGGACGACCAGACACGAGCTTGAGAACTCCGGCAGGCCCGCGGGATCGCGCAGCCGGGCTAGACGTGACAAATCCTCTGGCTGACTCACGATACGACCTTGGCATGCTCACCGGCGTCGAGCCGTGCCAGCAAGTCCTCGACCGAAGCGGTGGGCGTCAGACTCTCGACGGCGGTCGGTCGAGTCGCGCCCTTAGCCCAAATCTTGATGAGGAACTCCCCGTAGTTGTCGTCGTTCTTTTCGATCCACGCAGCCGCGCGCTCGAATCCGCCCGTGTGGTGGAACAGGGCGTCGATCATCGTCGCCCGGTGGCGACCGCTCATGAAGGGCAGTAGATCGCCGCCGGGCAACTGCGTAGGCAGTTCCCACTTGCTCATGCGGTATTTTGGTCTTTCGTGAGGAACTTTGTCAAGGCGGCGTAGGCGTCGTCGGGCGACCCTTCGTTGAGGATCGTGAAGTCCTCGACCCCTACACCACGCTCGCTGGCGTGAGTGACCGGCAAGTGGACCCTGCTGTTGTGAACTCGCACAATCACGCCGCCGAGAGCCCGCACAGACGAGACTTCGTTGACGAACCGACAATCGTCGACCACGACGGGTCCGGCCTTAACAAGCTCCCTCGCCTCCTTCTCCCATATACCCGACCAAATGTCCTGATTGATGCACATACAGCCCCACTCGGTGCCGAGAGTCTGCATCGCGTGGCGTAAGGACACGCCGCCCAACAGCGGGTGCGGCGCTTCCTTGTCCCCCGTAAAATCATCATGCGAGATGCCGAGTTCGCCGAGCATACGCCTGATCGGAGCCGCGAACGACGTGCGAGTGAACCCAAGCTCCTTTTCGAGCCTCTTGGCGAGCGTGGTCTTCCCGGCACCGGCGCGGCCGGTGAGCGCGACGAGACGAATCATGCGAGTTCCTTCTTCCAGTAAATCGAGTGCTCGAAAGCCCAAGGCTCGACCGGATCGTAAACACGGAATCCTGTGGCGATCAAGGAGTTGGCCGACGCGGGGTTAAAGCTCGTGTCAGTCACCAACACCTTGATGCCTACGCGCCTAGCGTATCGCTCTCGGGCTCGAATGAGACGCTTCTGCAACCCGCGCCCTCGGTGCGCGTTAAGCACGCCGGACCGGTTAAGGTAGGCCCAGTTCACCATCTTAGGCAGGTAGCGCATCCCGCCGAACGCGACATACTTCGGACCGTCAGTCACGACAAACCAGACGCCCTCATGTGGAATGATCGGCGGCGCGCTGGTGCCGAACACGTCCTCGTGAAGGTCGACGAGATAGGTCCGGTCGAATGGGTCCACGCCCGGCGAGATACGTTTGAGCCTGTAGCTCACGGCGACCTCGGGACGCTTATCGTATGGCGCATGTGCTCGCCGCTATCGCAGTGATGTGTCACGGCGGTCATCGAGCGCCCACTGACGTAGCCTTCGCCTGCGTGCCATGCGTCTTTCGCCGCGAGCGTCTGGAATGTCTCGAAGATCATGCCGGCGACTTCGCTGACGCGCTTCGATTTGTGGTGGACGTGACCTCCGTAGCCGTAGCGGAACTGCGTCGCGCCCCAGATGTCGGGCCGGATCGCTGCGGCAATGCCGGGCATCTGGTCTGGCTTGGCCATGTCGCCGTGCGTGGCGCAAAGCATGACTTGGCCGTGCTGGAAAAACCAGAATCGGCCCGGATCGTCGTCGACCTTCACCCGCTTTTCGTTCCGAAAATATGCCTTCAAGGCCATCGTCAGCGCGAGCGCGCTGTAGGGGTCATGGTTCCCCGGCAGATTCCGCAAAACGACGCGATCGTGCTTGGAGAGCGCCTGAATCACGCTCTCGGCGAGCAACTGCGACCCGACGTTGAGCACTTTGGCGTAGCGCGTGTCGACGTCGAGCGGATTCCCGCTCTTTTCGGTCCGATTCGACGAATTGTCCGCGTGCAGGAAGTCGCCGAGGTTGAGCACGACGCCGACTTCGGACTCCGGCGATCGCGCCACGAGTTCGGCCATCGTCTCGCGCAGCAACTTGGTCGCGATTTTAAGGTCGTAGTCGTCGCCCGTCTCCCGGCCCCACGCCGCAAGGCCCAAATGGTGATCGGCGATCGGGTAGACCGTCAGAAGATCGCCCCGCTTGTCCTTCGGCCGCGCCACGGCCGGGGCCAGCGGCTCGAAGTCGGCGAACGCCGCCCTGACGGCTTCGATCGCAGCGATCTCCGGCGCGCCCTCGGACGTCTTGACCCACTGCTGAACTGTCCGCCCGTCGGGGTCCACGAGCGCCGAAACGCCCTTGACCCGATGCCCATCGGGGACCTCGAACTCCTCGCCCGGCGCTCGGGTTTGCTTGACCCACTCGCCGCCCTCAGCGCGGCTCGCGACCGATTTGACCTCGAAGCCGGGCATGACGGGGGCGAAACCGGCCCGGCCCTCGCGCGCCGCGGCGCGCAAGTGGGCGTCGTTCTCCGGAATCTCCCGGCGCTCGGGCTCCTTGGCGGCGTAGAGCGACCAGTCGACCGGCCGGATGCGCTCCTGCGCCTGTGAAATGACGTAGTTGAACGAAATGCGATGCGATTGAAGGTGCCCGGCGGCCGTGCGAATCGCCCCGAACTCGCCGCGGCGCAGGGCCACGCCCGGCGGCTTGTAGCCCTTACGTAGCGCCTCCTCCACCGCCTCGATAGCGGCCAGCAAGGTCGCTTCGGGGAGTGGAGCCGCGCTCACGCGATGCGATCCCCGCCGCGGTAAAGCTTCTTCGTCGGCTTCTCACCTCGGAAGCTCTGAACGCCCGCTTCCTCGACGATGCGGGAGCGCGGCGCGCCAGACCGCGGCGGGGGATCGCCCGTCGGCGTGCGGCCCGTGACGGGATTCGGCTTCGGCGGGGTCAGGTCGAAACGGTCGAGAGCGTTAGCCACGGAGCCTCACAGGGTGAACGCTGTCCGCGTGCGCGCCCATGGCGCTCTCCATGCCGGAAGGCGCGTGACCGCCCGCGGCGTGCAGCGGCTTGCCCTTGGAATCGGTGCCCCTCTTGGCGTTGCCCGCGGCGTTCAACTGGCGAATCTTACCCCTCCCAAGCGCCTCCGCGGCCGGCGCGTTAAGCACCGCCTCGTTGGGCGACAGGACCGCCTTGATGGTGTCCTTGGGCGCTCGCGGATTGGTCCTGCCGGGCAGCTTGGCGGCACCGGCGAGGTAGTTGGCGGGCTTCACGGCCCGGCCTCAGCGCCGACCGACCGGGTGCATCTTGTCGGCATGGGCCATCATGGCCCCGTCGAGCCCGCATGCCGCCCCGCCTGCGTAGCCGCCGGCATAGCCGCCCGCAGCCTTGATTTTCGGCTTCATCGCGTCCCGCACGGCGTTGACCGCGGCCTGTCCGGGGCTTGACGGCTGCGGCATCGAACCGGCCGCCTTGGTCTGATCCCACTCGCCGCCCTGCCCGGTCTGCACGGCGATGCCGGGGCTGCCCATCTCGCCGCCCGCGGCGTGCAGGACCCGATTGGCCTTGGCGTCGATCTTGGCCTTGAGCGCGGGGCTCGCGAACTGGGCCGCTCGGGCCTTCGCGTTCGCCGCATGGGCCTTGTCCGGGATCGGGTAGGACCGATCGGGCCCGGCGAATTTGCCGGCGGGGAGGGCCTTGCGTTCCTTCGTGGTCAAAACGGCCATGGGGCGTCTCGGTTTCGGTTTCGGCTCTGGCGACGTGGTGTCTACGCCGCATTCGGGGGCGGTGTCAAGTCGGCGC